GCCATCTCCCAAGGGTACAACGCGGCGCAGATTTGCTCCAAGCATGACCTCTCAGCTGGAGAGTTGGAGACCATCTTCAACTCTCCAGAGTTTGCCGACGCCCTGAACGGCTATGGCCCCATGGTGGCCGAAGCGTGGAAAGACGACCGGGTAGCCACAGGCGGCCTGTCGGTCCAGCAGCGCATCGCGGCGCGCATGGATGTGTATTACGAGATGTTGGATGAGCTTGCCACGAGCACGGAGTTGAAGCCGGAGAAGAAAGCTGACATCCTCCTGGCGCTCGCGAAGATTGCGTCCCCAACTGAGACACTGGCCCAGCCAGTAGTTCGCATGCCCCCAGTCATGATAGACAACTGGGCGAGGAGACACGCTGAACACGAAGCGGAGTTTGCTAGACGTACCAAAAAAGGACGAAGACCAGCTTCGTCGGGAAGTGAGGCAGTATAGCAAATGCGATCTCTACTACTTTGCTGGCTCGGTCATGCAGATGAACGATTTGATTCCGGAGTTGCATCGTCCGTTCGCAGAGTACATCTCATTGCTCCCCACAACGGGAGGCCCTCCGGAGAGCTTGCGCAAGCTAGCCTGGATGCCTCGGGGGCACTTCAAGAGTTCGCTCACGTCGATCGCTTACCCGTTGTGGCTCCTCATCCGGGACCGCAATAACACATGCGCGATCATCTCTTCGAAGGAGGACCATGTCAAGAAGTGGCTCCTCGAAATCCGCAACACGATAGAGTACAACCTGATGTTCCAATGGGCCTTTCCGGAGATCCGCAAGGGAGGCAAGTGGGACGAAACTCAGGTAACCGTGGAAAGAGACAGGGAGTTCGGAACCAATATCTCAGCGAGTGTCACTGCCTACACGATGAGTGGGGGGCTTGCCTCGCAGCACAACCCGAACATAATTTTAGACGATCCGCTGAACGAGCACACAGCCTTCAGTGAATCCGAGCGAGAAAAGGCCATCTACCTGTATGACCACCTCGAATCCATCGGATCCAAATATCATTCCACCGCCCTCACTGTTGTGGGCACTCCCTGGCCTGGATACGATGTTATCCAGCACGCCATGGAGAAGGAAGTCGCATTCGGTACACGCCTCTATTGGGGCGTTGGAGCCAGGGGGAACTTTGATATGTCCCCCTCACTCCGCATCTCCCATCCACATCTGGTTCCTCCCCTTGCCGAGCGGGTCAGCCGGGATGGTGTTATTTTCAGTGAGGTATGTCCAGTTGAGAAACTGGCCTCCATTGGACGCCGCGATCTCAACTCCCTCACATACCAGTACCTCTGCACCCGACCCGAAGAGGAAGACAACGGCTTCCGGGTAGACCTGATTCGTGACTTCTCCCTCACCCTGGATGGGACGATCAGCTGCGACTGTCACCCGACGCACACGCACGAACTCAAGCGTCTGGTACTCATTGCCATCTGCGACCCGGCGCTGACAGAGGACAAGCGGGGTTGCGAGAGCGCCATCATGGTACTGGGCCGAGACCCAGCCTGTGGTTGCCGATTCGTCCTGGAGGAGAATGGCTGGCACATCCATCCAGATGAGCTGGTCAAGATGCAGTGCCAGGTGGCTCGCGCCTGGGGGGCATACCTGAAGCGCTTTGCTATTGAGGATCAGCACTTCCAGAGCACCTTCAAGTTCTGGCTCCGGGAGCTGCAGGCCCAAGGTGATTTCCCTCTCGGGATTGAACTCTTCGGAGTCAAGCCAGCGAAGCGCGACAAGGACCTGCGCATTTCCGGTCAACAGACCTACGTGGCCAACGGCATGTGGCACAAGCGGCCCACCATGTTGATTGACCCCAACAAGAAGAACTGGCTCTGGCAAGTGTCCAAGTGGCCCAACCAGCCCAAGGCTCGTGACCGAGTTGATGCCTGGGCCTACTGCGATGATGTCTGGGGCGACTTGGCATCCCCCCGACTGTACGACACTGCGGCTGCCCCACATCCCCTGCGGATGAAAAATCGGCTGCTGGCCCAACGGGGCCTTAAGCGAATCAAGGACTCACAGATATCCACATGATTGGAAAACGCCTTCAGTTGGACCTCAGCGATGCCGTCCGCGCAAGCCTTGGCGCAGCGTACAAACAGCGGATTGAAGCCCACGTCAACGCGCGAGCGGTGCGCACCAACAAGGTCTATGCTCTCGCCCTGAAGAACTACGAAGGCAAGGCCGACCCAGTAACCTTCCCCTGGCCTGGGGCCAGCAACGCAGTCATTTCCCTCACTCCCTCTCACACCGACGCCTGGGATGCTCGCATCCGCAATGCAGGCACGGCCAACGACCCAGTCTACATGACCTCCGCATGGGGAGGGGACCAGATTGCTCCTGACATGACCAATGAGGAGTATGCTGAGCTGTTCCAGGAATACTCCAAATGGTTGGAGAAGGAAGAGGTCCCCAACGCCCAGTGGATGGAGCAAGTCTCCACCATCATGACCAAGTTCGGCAATGCCATTGCCTATGTGCCTTTCGAACATGACATGATCATGGATGTCACGTTTGGGGACGATGGGAAGCCTGTCAAGCAGCCTCTGGACCTCCTGAACAAACCTGTCATCCATGTCATCCACCCGAAGAACTTCTACATGCCTTTCTCCGAGGTGGATGTTCAGACTTCTTCTTGGTGTGGATTCGATGAGTACCATTCCCCGCAGCAGGTGCGCGTCCGAGTCAAGACCGAAGAGTTCACCAAAGCACAAGCTGAGGCTGTGCTCAAGTTCGTCGGCGAGAAGACAGAGAAGGAACTCAAGAAGGATGGGGGGCCAAAGAGCCACGGTTACTTCAAGACGACCGAAGATGGCCGACACATCCCCACTGAGGAGTATGCTCGCGAGAAGGCCAAGTCCCTCGCGGCTGGACCCGATTCCGACAAGATCCCCTTCGTGCGCGTCTTCGCACGAGAAGACACTGATGGCGATGGCTACCCGGAGGAGATCGAATTTCTCTTTCATGTCGCTTCTGGCATCATAGTCGAAGCCTACTGGAATCGCTACGAGCACAAGAAGCGCCCACTGGTGATGTTCTCTTTCAAGTGGCGTGAGGGCACCTGGCTCGCCTACGGCGTACCCGAGATGCTATTCAACGCCCAGGCCATCATGGACGAGCTGGTCCGTGACATGCTGAACAACAACAAGGTTCGCAACACAGCCATCTTTGCCGCACGCAGCGGCGGAGTTATAGACCCCGACGAGCCTGTGTTCCCCTCCCGCATGATTATGATGGAAGACGTGGAGCGGGACTTCAAGGTGATCCCCCTCGGGGCCGGCACCCCGTCCACCAGCTTGCAGGACCTAGCTCTTATTCAGGGCTGGGCTGAGCGGCGCGACGGCATGACTGACTTCAACCTCGGGCGGGAGCGCAGCTCTCGCACTCCGGCAACCACCATGCTCGCCCTCCTGGAAGAGGGGAATGAGCGGGTCGTTTCTATTATCCACCGACTTCGGCTCTCGCAGACCGAAGTGTGGACCCAGGTGCATCAGCTCTATGCCCAGAACGGCGACGGCGAAGGCCTCGACCGCGTGCTGGGGAAAGAGAAAGCGGCCAGGCTCCGCAATGCCTGGTCACAGATGGATGTCGGCGACATCCGCAAGAAGCTTGTCCTCAACGCACAGGTCAGCACGCAGAACCTGAACCGCACCGTGAAGCGGCAGGAATACACAGCCCTGCTTGGGCAGCTTGATACTGTCCACCAGCGGGCTCTGGGCATCGCCCAGATTGTTCGTGGCACCACTGACCCGATGCTCCGCGCCTTCGCTCTTTCGATGCTCAAGAGCACCGAGTTCCTGATGACTCGCATCCTGAACAGCTACGACATCAAAGACCACTCGTCCATGAATCCTGAGCTGTCCAAGGTGTTGGCTGAGATGCCCCCTGGCCCGCCCATGATGGGTGGTCCTGGCGGCGCACCCAATGAGCAAGTGCAGCAAGCACAGAAGCAGGGGCCTGCAGCTGGTCCCCTCAATGCTCCCGGACGCCCGGAGGCTGGTATGCCTCGGATGGATGGGATGGGGGGCTAAGTGAACATAGAACGCCAGTGGTCTGACTTGGCCAGCTACCTCCGCGCCAAGGAACTCTCCCTCATCTCGGAATTGCGCAGCGGTGCGCGCAGTCCTGATATTAACAAGTGGCACCGAGCTGTGGAAATTGTCCCTCCCCAGCTTGCTCTCATGCAGGACATTCTCACGAAAGTTGAGCAACTGGAGCGGGGCGAGCGCCCTGCCCGTTTGACTCCATCACAAGAGGAACCCTAATGGCAGAATTTGAACCCGCTCCGGTAACACCTCCGGTGGCTGCGCCCCCTGTGGCGGCACCTCCCCCGGATTTCGATGCACTCATTGCAGCCGAGAAGGCCAGGGCTGACCAGGCGGCAGCCGACCTGGCCAAGAAGGGCGCGCAGTTTGATGAACGCCTGGCTTCGCTGGAAGTCATCTTGGCAGATCGCTACTCCCGCAAGGAACCGCCTCCGCCCGTGACGAGTCCAGTCGTCTCCGACGCAGACTTCCTCACTCCTGAGGGAGCACGCATCGCTGCTACGCGTCTCGCAGAAGAGAAGGCTCTGCAGGTGGGACAAGCTCTGGACGCCCAGTATCGGGGCACCATGACCACTCTGCTGGAGGATCAGTTCGACGCCAAGCTCGAATCCCTCAAGCATCGTGAGTTCTACAAGTACATCAAGGACGATTTGGACAAGGCCATCAAGGCCAACCCCAAGTTGAAGCTGGCACCTAAGGCGCTCGACATTCTCTACAACGCCATGGTTGGCGACAAGAGTGTGGAGATCGTCAATGCTGAAGCAGAGGCACGACGCGGTGCGCCTCCTCCTGTGGTGGGCCGTCCCGACCCTGGGTCTACCCGCGCGGGCATGCCCAGCGCGTACACCCCTCCGGTGGACACTTCCAAGGAAGTAGTCCTCACTGAAGCAGAAGAACTCACTCGGCAGAAGTTCTATGCCCTGGGCGTGAAACTCTCACCTGAAGACTGGGCCGCACGACGCGATGCCCTCAACGGCAGGAGCACCCTTCCAGGGGCTCACATTTCCACGGAGCGTAGGTAATGGCAAAGGCACAATTGAAGAAGGGTGACAAGCTGGACTTCGCACCCACTCTGGCGCAGCAGAAGGTATTGGAGGCCGCGACGGCCAAGCAGTTCATCCAGGACGTAGAGGAGATGCAGGCTCAGCCTGACATTCCCAAGCGGTGGGGATCTGATAGGGGCAAGCTGACTATCCTCTCCCCGGGCAACATCGTAGAGGATGCCACGTACATCCCCGAGTATGTTCGCACTTTCGATGGGCGGGAACGCTGTGTGTCGCGGCATCGAGTCATCAACGGCAACTTGCATGTCTTGACTCCCAGCGCCGACAAGAAGTACCGCTGGTGTTTGAATGACCCCCAGAAGTTCTCTCTCCACAAGCGTCGGGGCTGGGATACCAGTCGCTACAGTTGGTTATTTGCCGACACCGGCATGTTCAAGGCCGGGCTGGGCGACACCGTAGAGAACGGTGATCTTGTTTTGATGGAGATTTCCCTTGACGGTTGGGACCGCATTTGCGCGGAAAAGCGCCGTCTCCAAGCATTGCTGGAGAGCGATGATGCTCAGGGCAGTGAGTTGTTTGCAGAGGGCAACCGATACGGTGTGCCCACATTCCGCGATGACATCGGCAGAGGTGTCCGCGAGTTCTATAGCTAGTTTGTTCTGTTTGCGTGTTGAGTATCGCTTACTCCCTTTTGTGGTGAGTGCGTCTTCCACGTCGAAAAATCTAAGCCAAGAAGGAAGGTGATTGTAACATGGCTACTTTGGGCGTAAAAAGGATTGAACTCGTCAATGGTGATGAGTATCAGTATGGAAGCGTTTACGAGTACCCTGAAGCTGCAGCTCAGACGTTCAAGAAGAAAGACTTCGTGAACACCGCGTCTGGTCAGGTTAAGCTTGCCGTCGATACGGAGAGCGGAAACTTTGGTCTGGCGCTGGAAGATGCATCAGGGACCACGGATGCGTTGGTGGAGATATTGCTCATTAATTCGAGCATGATCTTCTCCGGAACGCTGTCCGCTGCGGGAGCCGCGACTGCAACCGTGCAGGCGACTCACGTTGGACTTCAGTGCTCGTGGATTAAGAGCACGGTAACGGGCGAGACTACCAAGACGGTAGTTGATGCAAGTGATACCACGACTCCGTCGTTGGAGATCATCCTGCTCGACCCGAGAGACCCCGTTGGAGACACCAACGGTCGCGTCTATTTCCGCGTTCTTCCCGCATTCTTGATTGCACGTGGCGTGTAATCGTAACCACTAAAGGAGTAAGTAAATGGCAGTTATTCGTTCTACTGACCACCCTGACTTGCTCAACATCCCGCTTACGGAAGTATTCCACTTGCACCTCAAAGAGGTGCCTCCGGAGTACAGCCGGTGGATCAACGTAGAATCCACCAGCGTTGCTTACGAAGAGTCGCTCAAGATTGGCGAATTCGGAAGCGTTCCGCTCAAGCCGGAGGGCGCGCTCGTGTCGTTCGAGAATATCCAAACCTCGGCGCTCAAGCGAATCACTCCTGTTGAAGCAGCTCTCGGGTATGTCATCACGCGCAAGATGCGCGACGATGATAGGCACGGAGTCATGGTCAATCTGACCACGGCCCTGCGCCGGTCGTTCCGCAACTTCTATGAAGTTCGGGCGGCTCGCATTCTCAACAACGCTACCGCAACCACTTCCGAGTTCCTCGGACTCGACGCGAAGTCCTTGCTCAACACGGCTCACCCGCTTCTCGGCGGGGGTACCCAGTCGAACAAGCCCACCGTCGATGCCGACATCAGCTCGACTGCAGTGGAAACGGCAGTTCTCAACTTTCATGCACTCAAGGGGGAGAACAACCAGCCTCGGTTCCTCACTCCCAAGATTGCCATTGTGGGTGGAGCTTTCCAGTATCCCGCTGCGAGAATTTTCCGCAACTCGATGCAGGCTGGCACCGCCAACAACGACAACAACTGGGTGCGCGTTGGGCCGGATGACAACGGGATCTCGGAGTACATTCCGTCCCGCTTTCTGACGGACACCAACCGCTGGTTCCTCCTCACGGAGAAGAGCCAGCACGATCTCACGCTCCGCGTGAGGTTCGATCCCGAATTCCAGATCGGCAGCGACTTCCGGACGGATAACTATCTGGCCCGT